TGCACCTTATCCGTTCCAACAACCATACGGATATCAGCAAAACTATAATGCACCTTATCCGTTCCAACAACCATACACATATCAGCAAAACTATACATCGACTGCTGATAACCCAGTGCAACAACCATATGGTTTCCAACAACCATATCCTGCTACTAGACCAGCAACTGGAACAGCACCTATTCAACAACCATATCCATTCCAACAACCTTATGGATTCCAACAACCTTATGCTTTCCAACAACCATATCAGCATACTGTTCAAAGATGGGATGGAAATGTTAATTGGCCATCACAACCAATTACATAAAACCCACTAGTTGGTTCGTCCTAAATATAGTACAATATAACTATAGGAGATTATATTATGATCGCATTTATTTACACTCAAGATAACACACTAAGACTCAGAGATCAGAAAGGACTCAAATGGGAGTACGAGCAAGCAGATGCTCCTGTACTTGGATTTGATTATGACTATCTTATCTATGATGATCAAAAGATTAAGATTATACTTGAGAAAGATAAAGAAGGAAATGTAACAGGTGAAAAGATAACAGATCTTACTAATGATGAGATAGATGCTATTGAAAACTATGTTATGTCCTCTGAAGCACCAGAAGGTGTATCACTTAACAATCAATTCGCAAATGACTTGTATGACTTCACTGGTCAAAACATCCATGAAATGTGTAATAAAATGAGATTTCCAAGTATCCATGATTGTATGGTAGCAGGTAGAGAAGGATCAAATCATCCTTTTAGATCAGATGCTAGAAGATGCTTAGAATTCTATGACCAAGCATGGCAGATTTTTGAGCAACTTAAAAATCAGATTATGTCAGCACCTGAAGATCAACTACAAGATTTCCAATATTACATGAGAGAAAGTTTAAGACCTGTTAACACAGAATTTTTAACTACATCAGATATAGAGAAGTAATATGGAAATCATCTATCATGATGAACCATTTAAAATTAAAGAACTGCCATTAACTGACATTCATGTAATTGACAATTGGTTATCCCCAGAATTACATCTTTGGTTTGACGAGAAAATAAGAAATTGTAGTCGATGGAATCAAACTAATCAAGTCACAAGAGAAGGAAAAGTTCGCCACAAGTTTTGGGGAATTACTTTCTATAGAGAACACTATCAATTAGATGATCCTAGAGATGACTGTGGTTGGTTTGTTAGAACATTAGATAATAGATTACAGCAAGAGTTTGGATTCAAATGGGTAAGGTTTGACTATGCAGGAATGAATGGACAGACTTTAGGATTACAGGGTACAGTGCATGAAGATTGTGCACCTGAAGATGATAGAAACCTTTCTTTTCTTTGGTACAACAACTTATTCTGGAAAGAAGAGTGGGGAGGTCCATTGAGAATTTATAATGAAAATGCTAGTGGGTTTGTGGGATTTAGTGAAGATCTACTCAAGCATCAGATCTTAGAAGTTCCTTATAAACCCAATAGATTATTAGTATTTGATGGTAGAATACCTCACAGTGCTGATGCTCCTGTAAATACCACCTATCATAATAGACAGTCCTTAGTTATACGAGGCAGTGAAATAAAATTACATGATGAGAGTATAAATGCCACAGATTGAATTTGTAACATTTGATGAAAGAGTAAAGGATGACTTTGCTCCGATTCCTGCTAGTCAGTATAAACCTGATTGGTGGAAGAAAACTAAAATTGTAGAGGACATGGGAGATGGGTTTGGTCCAGGTGCCACCATACGATCTTGTCCTGCTATGGATGATGTATTATCTACAGGTTATTATGTTGTCGCTGTAAGAGATATGCATGTAAAGTATTATGGCGATAGACCCGATTCTGAAAAGGGTGAATTTTTAATGAAATGCCCACACCATAGAGTATGGGAAGCACAAACTCACCCATTTAGGCAGTTTGCTATGATGCCAGGAGTTCAAAATGATGCGATCAAAATGAACATGCCTTTTTCAGTAAGAACTCCTCCAGGATATTCGACTCTGTACATGGATCCTTTCCTATTCGCAAATGAATACATATCTGCATGGCAAGGTATTATAGACACTGATAAATTTGTAGGTGGAGATTTGAATGCACAGTTAATCATGTATCCAAAAGTTAGAACAGATTTTATCATACCAGAAGGAACTCCTATCGTTCAACTGTTCCCCTTTAAACGAGAAAATTGGACATCACAGATTAGAGTTGACCATAAAGATTATTGGAAGAATGAAAACAATGAAGAGTTTTCTAAGTATCGAGAAGATCATCCAGGCAAATTGTCTAAATATGGTATAACAGGTTCTTATCGTAAATACATATGGCAAAAGAAGGATTTTAAATAATGCTCAAATTACTTTTTCCTACACCTATCTTCTTCAGAGATTTGCTTAATCCAGATTATCATGACAGGCAGAAAGTTGATGCTGATTACATGCTAGAGTTAAAGCAAACAATGGATGCTATGCGTAAGAAAGATCCAGTGGGTAGAAAAGTATCTAATCAATATACAGGGTGGCAGTCTAATGATGGTATTAATGATCATCCAACATTTACCAAACTCTTTAAGAGAATTGGTAGATTATTCGAAGAAGAAGTTATTCCATACTATGGAGGAACAGGCAACTTTACTTATAGGATGGGCAACAGTTGGGGCAACATTAATGATCCTCATGCTTGGAATGCACCGCATTTACACAATGGTTGTTGGTACAGTGGAGTTCTATACATTCACGCAGATGGTGACGAGGGTGATATCCAATTTATTGACTCTAATCCAAAGTATGTAAACGATATGCCTTTCTTCAATGATAGAGCAAGAACTGACTATAGAGTCAAACCAAAAACTGGATTGCTCATTCTTTTTCCATCAGGTGCCATGCACATGGTGGAACCAAACTTTACTGACAAAAGGAGATATTCTATTTCCTTTAATGTAGATTGGCAATCTAAGGTACACCTCAGAGTAGGTGATACTCCCACAGTCCCAGTGCCTGCAGATGAAAATGAATTCGAAATTGATTTCAATACAGGCAATCCTATTATAAATAAGTAAGTATAAACGGAGGTAAGATGCCACTAGAACCAGAATTACTCTGGAATATCTTTCTATCCTTTATTATTGCACCTGTGGCGTTCATCGTTCGAAATTTGATGAATGAGTTAAAAAGAGTAGATATTTTAGTAAACAAAACTCGCGAAGAGATTGCGAAAGATTATGTGTCCAAGAATGAATTTGAAAAGTCATTTGAAAGAGTCATGGATGCTATAGATCGCATCGATACTAAGTTAGATAGATTAACTTTTAGGGACTAAATTCGTATAAATAGTAATGGAGACATTACTATGGCATCACCTAATTCAAGAGCGACTTTCAAAGATTATATCAAAAGACAACTAGGATATCCTGTCCTAGAAATCAATGTAGACGATGATCAATTCGACGATAGAATTGACGATGCTCTACAGTATTTCTCTGAGTACCATTACGATGGTGCTATCAGAACTTATCTAAAACATCAAGTAGATTCTTCATGGTTAACTCAATTTGAGTCAGACAGTACTCAAAATGCTTCCACCACTGGATCTCATGACTATTCTGGTCAAACTTTTGGTGAACAGCAAAACTATCTAGTGATGCCAGAATCAGTATTATCAGTATTAAGAATCTTCCCATTCAACGATAGAAACGCAATGGACATGTTTGACATTCGTTATCAATTACGATTGAATGACTTGTACGATTTACAATCTACATCTGTTCTATATTACGAACAATTACAGCAACATCTAAACTTATTAGACATGACTCTAGTGGGTCAAGTTCCTATTAGATTCAACAAACATCAGAATAGATTATACTTAGATATGGATAATGCTAGAGTAACAGCAGGAGAGTACTTCCTTATAGAGTGTTATCGTAAAATCGACCCATCTACTTTTACAGATGTCTACAATGACATATGGTTAAAGAAATATGCCACAGCATTGGTTAAAAAGCAATGGGGTCAAAACTTATCAAAATTTGAAGGAATATCACTTCCAGGTGGTGTCACTCTAAACTCAACAAAGATTTTGGATGAAGCAACTCAGGAAATCGAAAAATTAGAAGAAGAATCAAGAAACAACTACGAGTTGCCACTTGATTATATGATAGGATAATATCATGCCAACCAATGTGTTTTTTAATCATGCAGTTGATACAGAACAAATGCTCATGGAGGATTTGGTCGTAGAATCATTACGCATGTATGGGCACGAAATCTTTTATCTCCCAAGAGAAGTAACTGAACAAGAAGATATATTCTTAGAAGATGTTCGCAGTACTTTTGGCGATTCTTATTCAATAGAAGCATATATTGAAAACACAGAAGGGTTTGAAGGAGAAGGAGATCTCTTTAGTAAATTCGGTGTAGAGATCCGAGACCAAGCAACATTTATCATCTCATTACGATCATGGGAAAGGTTTATCTCATTGGATGAAAACTTAGCAACAAGTTGGAGACCTAACGAAGGAGATCTGATCTATTTCCCACTCTCAGGTTCAATGTTTGAAATCAAATTTGTAGAACATGAGAACCCATTCTATCAATTAGGTAAATTGTTTGTGTTCAAATGTCAATGCGAACTTTATGAATACAATCAAGATGACTTTGATACTGGAGTTGCAGGTATAGATGATGTAGAAGCATCTAATGCTTATTCAATTAAGTATAATATGAACAGTGGTAATTCTATAGCATTTACTGCAGGTGAACAAGTTAAACTGTATGGAACTAACACAGTCGTCGGAGAGGTTCAAAGTTGGGATGGAACTACTAATGTGTTGTATCTTATGAATTTGACAGGTCAAACTGTAACTGCTGGATCAACACGATTTGTAGGAGTAGATTCAGGTGCTACCTGGACTGTTAATACTGTAGGTGATGAATTAGAAATGATAGAAGATGAGTTGGCACAAAACCAAGACTTTGAAACTACAGGTGATAGTTACTTAGATTTCAGTGAGACAAACCCATTTGGTGAAGTATAATGTTCGGAACTTATTTTTATCATGAGACAGTTAAAAAATCAGTATCAGTTTTCGGTACTTTGTTCAACAACATAACTGTTAAGAGAGTAAAATCTGACAACACAGTATTACAAACACTCAAAGTTCCATTAGCATATGGACCAAAACAAAAATGGTTAGCAAGAATTACAGCAGAACCTGATCTCAATGATCTTTCTAGATCTGCAATCTCTTTGCCTAGAATGGCATTTGAGTTGACAGGATTTACATACGATTCTGCTCGTACTTTGAATAGAAACATTCGAATGGTGAAAGATATAACTTCTGGCGATGTAGACGGAACGAATCCGACTAGAGGATATCAGTATGTACCTGCACCATACAACCTAAACTTTACACTATCTATTATGGCAAGAAACCAAGAAGATGCTCTACAAATAGTAGAACAGATTTTGCCATACTTCCAACCAGAATATACTGTTGCTATGTCGACAGTACCACAAATGTCAGATGTTAGAGATATACCAATCATATTAGATAGTATCTCACAATCTGATAGTTATGAGGGTGACTACTTAAGTCGTAGAATCCTTACTTATGATTTAACATTCACTATGAAAACCTTTTTCTATGGACCTGTTGTATCTGGCAAAGTTATTACTAAAGTTGAAGAAGGAATTTATATTGGATCTGGAACTGTTGCTTTTACTGGAACCACTCAAGATGAAGCAGGACTAGTTAAGAAAGTTAGACATTATGAACCTGGAGTTTCTGTAACTGTAAATGGTGCTGTGAATAATACTAATGCAGTTATATTGGATTCAGTTCCTACTGGAGTTGCTGTAGGTTATCGTGTGTTCGGTACAGGCAATGCAAGCAACCCAACTATTAGCAGTATAAATAGTCTTACACTTACACTAAGTGATAGTGTAACCCTTACAGACAATCAACAACTTATTGTAGTTGGTGGTGTAGATCCTGATGACACTTTCATAGTGGCAGAGGATGTAAACTTTTATGAAGAATATACACCAAGCACCTATAGTGATGAAGATTATACATAATGAAAAAATATGAGCAAAATAGACGATAAACTTAACGATCTTCTCGATATTAACACCGAAATAGACGAAACTCAGAAGAAATTACCCACCATTTTTAAAGACCCCGATAAAAGGTTAAAGGAAGCAGATAAAGATGCGACTTATGGTAGAGAGGTGTTATACAACTTAGTCGAACGAGGGCAAGATGCTGTAGATGGTATCTTAGAACTTGCTAAAGAAACTGAGCATCCAAGAACTTATGAAGTTGCTGGACAGTTAATCAAAACTGTAGGTGAAACTGCAGAGAAACTTTTAACTCTACAAAAACAGATAAGGGAATTAGAAAAGACGGATAGTCCTCAAGAATCTCCAGGAACAGTTAACAATAATCTATTTGTAGGTAGCACTGCCGAACTACAAAAATTTTTAAAGGATAGAATGAAAGATGGGTGAAAGAAAAGCAGAAATTAGAACAGTAGAGATCTATGTAGTAGATCTTTATGAAGATGGTAAATTGGTAGAAGAAAGGCATCTTCCAGGAAAGAGTTTTCATTATGC